ATTGCGGCGGCGAGCGTAGCCTGCGCGGTTATCACCTTGTTTGTGTGGAGAACGACACATGAGCACCCTCATCTGCAACCTCCCCGCCCAACAGGTTTGGGTCCGCCGCGAATACCTACGCGACCACATTGACGGCCACGGCGAATACGTCCCCGGCGTATGGCTTACAGCGAAAAGCATACCGGGCCGCGCGTTTTACTTTGAGACCTACTTGCCCACCTATGGCGCGATCTACGACAAGCTTCCGATTTCGGCGTTCGTAAGCAGCCCAGAGGCGCCAACGCCTGACTTGCCATTAGGCGAGCTACAGTTCTGGAATGCGATGAGCACAGGCGTTGTGTGCGTTGTAAAACAATTTACAGCTTCAATGACGTGGCAAATTCGCCCGCGCCTGCATCAGCCTATGAAGGGAACCTACGTCTGCACGCTGGACAATTACCACGCAGACCCCGATGGCGTGGACTATTCGACCAGCGAGACGCCCAGCGAGCATAAGGCTTACAACATCGTGGAATTGCAGAACGGCCAGTTCGCGGCTTACCCAAACAACAGGTGCCGGGTCTATGACACCAGCTTAACGCCCACGGAACCGCTCGTGCCTGACTTTCGCGTCAGCACGCAATACTACCAGGTCGAGGCCGAGGACACAGCGCGCTACGGGGATACTGATGCGTATTTTTACGAGGAGGGGGAGCTGTGAAGCTGGAAACCTGCAAGCGCGGCCTGCACGTCAATCGGATCGAAATGCGCGTAGACATTGACCGCCATGGCAACCGCCACACCGAGGAATGGCACGTCTGCCGGTTCTGCGGCCATGACCGCAAGCACGCGACCCGCAAAGTCATCCCGCAAGCAGACGCACAATGGAGAAGCAGCCTGTGACGAAAGCAAAGAAACCCCGCAAGCGCGCATGGTGGAAATTCTGGCAGGCACAGGAAGTCCAACCCCCGAAAGCCATTGCTTACGATCGCACCGCTGTCCCGATGGGCGTGGTTGACCCAAGCCGCAAATCGCAGGACTAACCAGCCATGACCAACATCCGCCCGATCATCCCTGACGCCTATTCGCAACGCTACCATGCGCTCTCGATTGCGGCGTCCCTCAATCTGGACTATCGTAAGCCGGAAGACGTGATTGCGGCGGCAAAGAAGCTGGAAGCCTATCTCAACGGAGACGAACGTGACCGACCTAAAAGCCGCTAACCAGATGCTCGCCCAAGCCATTGCCGCGCTGGAAAGCCCCGAGCATGACGCTGACGTGAACGAGGCAGAGGCCATTCGCCAACGCCTGCTTGACCTTGACGCCGCAATTGGTGCCCGCATCCAGGCCAAGCTCGACGCTCACCGGCTGATTATTGACCAGTGGGGCGTGTCGGAAGTGATCGTGCCCCGGAAGCTGGACATGGCAGACGAACCCATCGTAGAAATTAGCAACCCGCTTGCAAAGTTTGATATTGAACTGCTTTCCGCTGACGCATGGGAAGCACACCACGAGGAACACACTGGCAAGTATGCCCTTTCGGGGGATGAGGTGCCGGACGCTGTGCTCATGAACGGTGTTGCAGAAATGCCACAACTGGAAACGGCCACGGAAAGCTAATGGCTGGCGCCAAAGCAAAAGCGGCATCGACCCCCGGCGTAAAATGGCCCGCTGACGCCATAGAGCGCCGGAAGGTATCTGCGTTAATCCCCTACGCCCGCAACGCGCGCACACACTCTGACGCGCAGGTCGCACAGATTGCCGCTTCGATCCGTGAATGGGGCTGGACCAACCCGGTGCTGATTGATGCCGAGGGCGGATTGATCGCCGGGCATGGCCGCGTGTTAGCTGCTCGTAAGCTAGGTCTTGATGACATACCCTGCATGATTGCGACTGGCTGGACCGATGCGCAGAAGCGGGCTTATATCCTGGCGGATAACCAGCTGGCGTTGAATGGAGGATGGGACACGGAATTTTTGAAAGTTGAGCTAGGCGAGCTTGCGGCAGAAAATTTCAACGTTGGACTAATCGGGTTTGACACGGAATGGCTTGGCGATATTTTCGACGATACGAGCGCAGAAGGGTTGTCCGAAAACTACACCCGCAAGATTGAGGCGCCGATTTATACGCCAAAAGGCGACAAGCCCGCTGAGTCCGAACTTTACGACGGCGCAAAGGCTGCTCAATTGAAGGCCGAGATAAACGCCGCCGAATTGCCGGAAAAGGTTCGCGCTTTCCTTTTGGCAGCAGCAGACCGCCATACGGTTTTCCGGTTTGACCGGATCGCGGAATATTATTGCCACGCCTCGCCAGCAGTTCAAGATTTAATGGAGCGTTCAGCATTAGTCGTAATTGACTTTGACAAGGCCGTTGAACTTGGGTTCGTTAAGCTCGCCGCCGCAATGATGGCAAAAGCCGAAGAATCGAAGGACCGAAATTATGCGGCCTGACTTTGCGGTTTTTATCCTGACTTACAAAAGGCCGGACGGTCAGAGGACTTATCGCGCGCTAAGGTCTCACGGATATACCGGCAAGGTGTTCTTTGTAGTCGATGATAAAGACCCAACGCTTGACGAATACCGGAAGCGGTTCGGCGAAGCGGTTGTCGTCTTTTCAAAGGAACGTTACGCCGCCTTGTTTGACGAGGGCGACAACAGCCAGGACCGCCGATCAGTTCTATACGCCCGAAACGCCTCTTTTGATCTTGCCCGTGAGGCCGGGGTCCGGTTCTTTGTTCAGCTCGATGATGACTATAACGGGTTTTACTATCGGTTCGACGGCGAGGGTCGTTATGGGAACTGGAAGCTCGATAGCCTCGATTGGCTTTTTTCCGAGGTTGCTGATTACCTTGCCGCAACCCCGTTTGCTTCGGTTGCCTTATCGCAGGGGGGCGATCACATAGGCGGAGGAGCGCAACAGGACGTGATTGGCTCTAAGCGTAAAGCTATGAACAGTTTCTTTTGCGATACTGAAAAGCCGTTTGGCTTTGTCGGTCGCCTTAACGATGATGTAAATACCGTTATTTCCAATCAAAGGCGCGGGCGACCGTTCCTCACTTTTATGGGCGCCCAACTCAATCAGGCGCAAACCCAACAGCAAAGCGGCGGCCTGACCGACCTGTATCTGGATTCAGGCACGTATGTTAAAAGTTTTTATTCAGTGATGTTCGAGCCAAGTTGCGCTAAAGTCGGCCTTCTGAAGGACACGCGAAACAATACAGACGGTCACGCGCGGATCCATCACGTAATTGATTGGGCCGGTTCCGCTCCGGCTATCATCTCGGAAAAATGGAAAAAGAACCATGCCTGCTAAAGACCAGATCAAAGAAGTAAACTTTGAACAGCTTCGCACATTGGTCCGCATCCAGTGCACCGCAGAGGAATGTGCTGCCATCCTGGACATGTCTGCCGACACGCTTGATACGCGCCTGAAGGAAGCGGGCTACGCGGGGTTTTCGGAGTTCTATAAAAGGTACAATCACGAGGGCCGCGCTTCATTGCGCCGTGCCCAGTGGAAAGCCGCTGTAGATGAGGGCAATCCGACCATGCTGATTTGGATGGGCAAGCAGATGCTAGGCCAGAAGGACAAGCATGACGTTGAGATAAACGGCAACATCACCGTCAACATCAACAAGTGATTATCGACCTGCCTTACAAGGGCTGGAAACCCCGCCCATACCAGCAGCCCTTCTGGGACGCATGGCAGAAACACGATGTGCGCCGCCTCATCGAGATCGCACACAGACGCTGGGGCAAGGATGACGTTTGCCTGCATGGCGCCTGCATTAAGGCCCACGAACGGCCGGCAAACTATTGGCACGCTTTCCCTGAATACGCACAGGCCCGCAAAGGCATCTGGACCGCGATCAACCCGCACACCGGAAAGCGCAGGATAGATGAAGCCTTTCCGATGGAGCTGCGGGAGAGCACGAACGAAAGCGAGATGCTCATCAAGCTGAAGGTCGGCTCGACATGGCAGGTCATTGGCTCAGATCGCTATAACAGCCTCGTCGGCGCCGGTGTGGCGGGTGTGGTCTTCTCAGAGTTTGCCTTGGCTAATCCGAGTGCCTGGGCATACCTGCGCCCGATGCTTGAGGAGAACGACGGCTGGGCCGCGTTCATTACCACGCCAAGGGGCCGCAACCACGCCAAGTCCATGTTCGACATGGCGCAGCAGAACCCGAAATGGTTTGCCGAAATCTCCACGGTTCACAACACGGGCGCGCTAAGCCCTGAACAGCTACAGGAAAGCCTTGCGGAATACGTGGCGCTGTATGGCTCAGACCTTGGCCGCGCGCAGTTTGAACAGGAATACCTTTGCAGCTTTAACGCGGCGATCCTGGGTGCATTCTACGCTAGGGAAATGCTCGACGTGCGGAACGAAGGCCGGATTACGCCGATTGAGCCGCTTGAAGGCAAGCCCGTCCACAGGGCGTGGGACATTGGCGTGAAGGATGATACGTCCATCTGGTGGTTTCAGGTTGTGGGCTTGCAGGTGCTTATCCTTGACTGCTACTCATCCTCCGGGGCGGGCGTTGACCATTACGCTGAGCAGATCGAGCGTCGGCGTGAAACCCTTGGCTGGATGGATGGGATTGATTACGTCCCGCACGACGCTGCGCATCGGATCTTCGGCATTCCGGGCGCGAAGACGACAATTGACCAAATGGTGCAGTTCGGCTTACACCCTGAACTCGTGCCAAGCCTGTCAAAGCTGGACGGGATCAACGCGGCACGTAAGACGCTGGCGCGGTGTGTATTTGACCCGCGCTGCGAGGAATTCGGAATTTCGGCTCTGGAACAGTATCGGCGCGAATGGGATGACGATAAGAAAACTTTCCGCGCCAATGAAGTCCATGACTGGTGCTTTACCAAGGAAACAAAGATTGTGACGCGTCACGGAATGTGTCAGATTAGCGCCTTGCCCAAGCAAGGAGAGGTCCTGACACCATGTGGCTGGAAACAATACACAAATCCGAGGATCACGCGCACAAGTGCCCCACTTGTGGAAGTGGCGTTCAAAGACGGACTTACGGTGAAATGCACGCCGGATCATATGTTCTTGACGGACAAAGGCTGGAAATCTGCCGAAAGCCTGACGACAGGTTCATTGATCCAGTCGTGCTTGACCCCATCACGCAGTATTTCGATGGCGGCCTCTACCGCCTTTGGCCAAGTGACAAATATTGGTCGCGCGGCGGCAAAAAGTTGCACCGAGATGTTTGGGCTAGCGCGTTCGGTCCTATTCCAGCCGGATGCCACATTCATCACCGAGACTCAAACCCCGCAAATAACCACATTTCAAACCTCGAATGCCTTCCGGCAAAAGAACACCTTTCAGAAACATGGCGTGTTCGAAACGAGCGCGGCGACAAGCGGCACAGCACGTTTAATGACACGGCCCGCGAAAGGGCTGCGGATTGGCACAGGTCTGAAGAAGGTCGTTTGTGGCACAGGCGGCACGCTGAGCGAGCGCAATCTTGGACTAAGTGGAAACGCGATGACCGGCCTTGCGATCATTGCGCAACGGTTTTCAAAGCGCTTGTCAGAAAAAGCGGCAACTCTCAAAAATACTGCTCCGAAGTTTGCAAGTCCGCGCACTATCGCAAGCGTAAAGCATCTGGACGATAAGCAAGACGTTTGGTGTATTACGGTTCCCGGTGAAGAGGCTTTTGCGCTAAGCAACGGGGCTGTAGTGCACAACTGCTCGCACCCCGCAGATGCGTTCAGGTATCTGTCCATTGCATGGCGCAGCGCGCCGCGTGAGACCGAACAGCCCAAAGCCCGCCAACAGAGCGGCACAGTATTGCTCGACGGCCCGCCTAAGCCTCGTAAGCGCTCAGCGATGAAGGTGTGACCATGGAACCCGAGACCGAAGCACCAGAACCAGACAGCACGTCATCGCGCCCTTGGCTGGACCTTATCCAGGACGCCGGCAAAGCGTTTGAAAGCTGGCACCAGCGTTGCGACCGGGCGAAAGAGAACTATGCAAGCCTGAAGCGTCTCAGCAATGAGAACGGCAGCAAGGAGATGCAGCTCCTTTATGCCAACATCGAGGTGCTTAAGCCCACGATCTACGCAAGGCCGCCTGTGCCAGTGTGCAAAACGCGGTTCTCAGATCGCAAGCCAGTGAACCGGACAGCTTCGGAAGTGATTGAACGCTGCCTTATGGTCAGCTTCGACGCAGAGCGCATCCATGACACGATGCTGCACGTCCGCGATGACGTGACGCTGTTTGGCCGCGGCGTCATGTGGATGCGTTACAAGACCGAAGGCGGGCAAATGGCTGGCGCTTCAGGCGGCATGGTCCCCAACACCAAACAGGACGACCAAGGCGCTGATGAAAGCGACGAGGACGAGGACGACGACGAGGAAGGCTATGCCGAGGCCGACGACTTCTTTGAGTATGTCTGCTATGACCATGTGAACCGGCAGGACTTCCTGCACGAGCCTGTCAGAACATGGTCTGAGGTGGGCTGGGTTGCGCGCCGGTCATGGCTGACACGCGAGCAGGGAATGCGCCGGTTTGGCGATAGCTGGCGGGAAATCCAATACGTTGAAGCCGAAAATGATACGGCTGAAGAATACAAGGTTGAGAAGAAGGCCGAGGTTTGGGAACTCTGGCACAAGGGCCAGGAAACGGTTGTCTGGGTCCACAAGGGCAGCAAGGAAGTGCTTGACCGGCGTGACCCGTGGTTAGACCTTGACGGGTTTTACCCATGCCCAAAGCCTGCTTACA